TTCAACAGACATGAATTCGTCACTAAGGTTAGTGTGTATAGGTTTCATATTTCCTCCTGTCTAATACAGACATTTAAGATATAATAAGTAAATATTAAGAAACAAGCACAGATACTTAGGTGAATACCTGTGCTTGTTGTTATTCTAATTAAGTATGGACTACATTCTATTATACATAGTACTTGATAGGTCTGATACGTGTTGCAACAACTTTTCCTTCTTCCATAATAGCTTCATTCTTATCAGCAGAAGGTATTCGCTCTCCAATAGATTGTATCCAGCATTCAAAGAATACACGACCAAAGACAATATCTCCAGTTGTAGGAGAGTAGTATACTTCAAAGATATCTATTGGTCTTACCTGCTGTAATAAGCTTACATATGTATTAAGAAGAGTTGTATCGTTAGAATTAGGATCTCTTGATGTATCACCTTCAGTACCTGCAAGGTCAGCCCTAACCATAGCAGCAAGTAGATTAGAACTATAAAGCGCATATCTTTTAAGTGTGATACTGATTTCTTTTTGTTTCCCAGGTATAACTTCACAAGCTTCACCAGGCCAGTAGTTCGTCTGTCCAAATGTCTGCTCAGTAAGTGCACCCCAACCGGTACCAAATGTATTGTTAGGAAATGGTTCAATCTGATGTATAGTTGTAGTATCTCTACTTAAATCATATGAAAATTCTTGCACATACCCGATTGCCATGTGTTCTGTACCAAACCTAACACCCATTGTAATAGACTGAATCGCAGCCCTTGGTACAGTAAGCTCTACACCAGGTACACCACCTCCAGCCATACCCCAGTTAATAGGTAATATTCTATGTGGCAATGCCATAACTAATCCTCCTACAAATTATAATAATATTGTATAGTAACCTTCAGTATACTTATGCGTATAAACTGCATAATAAGAATACTTGATTACTACTGTATCTGGCCTGATTGATGAAACTTTTACATCAATATCACCTATGCTTTCAATAATCTTATTGTTCAGATATGCGATAAATAGGTTAGTTAAATACCCTTTAATCATTCCTGCATATCCACCTCTATTGTAGATAAGTGAACCACGGAATGTTCTATCCATCTGTATTGCAACATCTCTTGCAATGTAATCTTTAGCTGTTATGATATTGATGTTATTTCTCTTAACTGTACTATTATCAGTTGTTAAATCGTCTACTACTCTGAATACACCACCACTATCAGTTAACAGGAAGCAGCTATCACTACCAGCTTGCTGGAGCATGTATTCTGTATAGTAGTCATCATAATCTTCCTCAAAAGGCTCTAATCCAGGTACAATTCGTCCTAATAATGTAGTAGTCGGTGATGGAAATGAATCCCTGTAAGCCATAACAGCCGCTGCTATGAATGCACCATCTACTATAGCTGTTGCTTCCTGTTGTGTAGTCGGATCAGTATAATAATATTTTGCTCTAGTTGCATTAACAAATACGATTCTTTCATGTTTCAATGTTGTTGCAATTCCTCTAAGTGAGCTCAAATCAGAAGAATCTCCAACTGGTGTTAATACAGGAGCACCACACCAACCCATACGATACCGGCCATTATCAGGTAAACTCCTCTCTTCAACATGTGCTCTTAATGCTGCACGGCATTGCGCTGAAGAGTTCAATATTGCAACATCTTGCACATCTCGATATTTAATTACATCAAGTGCATCTATGTAATCAGAAGTTGTTGCAGTAGGGGGGACTTGCACAACGCCAATTCTCGGTACTCCATATGTTTTTAATGCAAGTTTTGCGATTACTACTAAATCATTTTCTGGTATTTCATCACCTAAATCATCAACAACATCTTCAAATACCCAGAATTCTTTGTAGACCATATATTCAGTTGAAGGCCTATTAATTAAGTATGATACATAGTATGTACCACCATCTGCTACTTTAGGCTTGTTTTCAACTATTATAGATGTACCTATATCTATTAAACTTAGTATACTTGCATCTCCTGTAACCGTAATTTCTGTTGTACCTACAGGAGAAGGCGTTTTGATAACACAGTCATAATTAGAGCTGTTAGCTTCAAAACTAATCTGCGAATAATTTGCAGATCTTGCAATAGTAATAGGGGATTGCAATGTTAACACAAGCTGTCCTGAACTTGCAGATATATCTGTACCATCTTCTACTGAAATAGTTTGTGTAGCACCTGTGTTAACTGTGCTGATTCTAATGTCACCACTTACAATACTACACGTAAAATTATCCCCTAATATAACATCATTGATTGCTGTGATTAGCTGATTATATGTGATAGAACTACTTGTAAACTTAACCGAATATGTTTTGCTGTTGATAACAAAGTAATATCTAGTATTTATTACAAGGGGTGAGTAGTCCGTACCAGATATTCCTGTTAATCCAAATTCCTGATATGCAGGTAATGCGTCTTGACCTGGTACACTTGTATCCAATGCAGTTACCCCTAATGCATTAAATAAATCAAGTGTGGTACCTGCTTGTAAGTATACTGTTGAACTTGCACCTGTTATAGTGTTAGTAAATCTAATATCCTCACCCACAATGCTTGCACTAAAGTTTGGAGCTAATGATGCAAGCTGTGCATTTATCAGTGTTATTAATTCAGAATATGTAGGTACAGTAGCACCTGTTGTTATAACAATCGTTGTTAAAGTACCAGCACTAGGTCCTATTTGAAAATCATAATCAGTAGTGGTATTAAGAGATGTGCTATTAGTACCGACAATGCCGGATAAACCAAGCTCTTGATAACCAGATGTAGCATCTGATCCAGGAACAGAACTTTCTAATGTTCCATTTAATGAAGCAATAAGTGCATTACCTACAGCACCACCTATTACAACATTATTTTCAGGAGAGGTTAACCATGTTATGCTACCAGTAGAAAAATTTATACTAACATCGGTATCTATAACAATGTCATTCAATCCTCGCTGTGTACCACACTGTAATATCTTATAAATACCAGTAGAGTACTGTTCTAGCTGATCTATAGAGCCTGTACTACTCCTAGTAACTGCTTCGTATAATATTTTCTTATAGGCGCTAGCTTTACCTATAAAACAAGGTTTACGCTGTGTGCTAGATGGATTCGCAGCACCTGGTACTTCTATCTCCTCTATGATTGTACCTGGCAATCTGTAACCTAAAGCCATATCTATCTCCTTAAATTCATATCAAGTAATCTCTTATACGAGATATTCTAATTAATACAATAGTATACCTAATCAACTAAAATATAGAATAACATTTTGAAATCTTAGTAGATTTAAATAACTACTCTGTTATTCTTTTTCAACTTTTTGTGGATAAACATTCGGATGCCTTTCATACTGTTGTTCTTTAACAGATGAATCCCCTTTCAAGTACTGTACAAAATCTTCTAGATCTTGCTCAGTATAAGTTTCATTTCTAGGAGTTCCTGCGATACCAGGATGACCTCCTGCTAATGGGCCAAAGAAATCTTGCACTAATTCTTTAGCATTACCACCTTCTGCAAATGAGAGTGTAATACTACCAAACTTAGTATTGAGAGATACTACCATCGGAACAACTTTTTTCAAGTTTGGGCTATAATAAGCACCATTACAGAATACACCATCTGTTATAAATACACGTATATCATCATCTTCATATACTAACTTAGATTCTACTTCTTGATCTTTTGATTTTGTCCACTCTAAACCTTTCTGTATAGCACTGTTATCAGAGCCTAGATCCATTAAAAACTCCTGTGCTGCTAATATGTAACTAGAAACATCAGTTAATTCTGAAAATCTTTGTTTTAGCGGGGAAGAATCATACCAAGCCCAAAAACCATAAATACACTCAATCGCATGTTTGTCTTCATCTGAATCTGCTTGCTCATATAGCTGTTTTAGTTTATGAGGTCCATTTACATCTACATAACCTGCATAGTCCCAGAATTTTGGGGTAACATCAGGTTTAGTACCTAGTAGCGATAAAACACCGCCTATGGTATCAAGATCAAGATGCGACACAAGAATATACTCCCCTGATACAGGAGAATTGTCTCTTACACATGGAGGTTCACCTGGAATAGCATGATGTGCAAGAGTAATTTCTTTTCCTTTAATAACTTTGCCCCCATACTCTGCTTCAACTGTTGCAACAACATCATGCGTATCAGCAAATTCTTTCCCGATTTCATAAGAAGGAGCTAACATTACTTTCATAAAATCACCTCATTATTTGTAATATTATGATAAATCTACAGAGCCATCTAGCTCTACATTTGTTAGTTGCACAAATCTCTTACTATAATCTTTGAACCTGTATTCCACTAATACACTTAATGAGACATCAGTAGCATATATAATCCATAATTCGCCTTCTTGTACAATCTCTTTTTCAGAACCGACTTTAAAAGGTTCCATATTAGGAGATATAGAAAAAAATGATTTATCATCATCTTGGTATATAAAAGTTGTTTTGAAAAAATGTGTGAAGCAAATTCTAATAGCATCAACTAACTTTCTTCTTGTTTCTGAATCAGTTGCAGCAATGATTAAACTTAATTGGAGATTATCCATCCCTCCAAATACTTCTTCACCATACATAAGGCCATCAGGTCCTATATACTTATCAATATACATTAAATTGTCCGCGCCAACAAATGTAGGTTTCTCTGAATGTCCTTGTATGATAACTGCAATCATTGGAAACTTTCTAGTTGTAAAAGGAAACACCTTTGTTATGAATAATTTTTCTGTATCTGTAGAATTCTTTAAAGGTGTTACCCATGGTACAACAATGTCAAAATAACTGCTATTCTGGTCAAAAAATGTTTTTAATATTTCAACAACTGCTGAAGTTGTCTGTGTTTGAATAAGAGACCAATGAAAATCATCTAAAGGTTTACCTACTACATCAGGATGTTGTCTAGCAAATATACTCACAGACTATTCTTCCTTGTTTTTTGTATTAACATCAATTACAGAACAATTAATAGTTTTATTTCTGAAAGAAGATTCAATGTAAAAACCTTTGAAATAAGGGCAGAGTACATTTTCATTAATACAGACAGGTTGTTTGTTTTCATCATAAACTAAATCATCTACCCTGCCCTTTCCTGGGCACTCCTCAGGCTTTAAAACAATAACAGAATTTTTGATTCGGAGTTCTTTGAATAAAACATCAGCATTACTGTTCTTTATCATGCTCACCATCTTTAATCTCCTCATCTATTCTAGCAAGGTGTGGTATATTGTTATCTAGGATGACTTTCCACACAACACCACCAATTTTGCTTCGATAATAATTTGTTGAACCAACTCTTTCAACAAGATGCTTTATTTTAGGAGTTAATACAACTTTGCTTCTCCTATTTAATCTTTCTGATTCTACATATGCATCTTGAATTAAATACTCTGGTAGTAGCTGATTTGTAAGCGAAGCTCGTTTGCTTAAATCTGATAAAAATGCGCACTCACTAGGTGCTATATTTAGATGAATATCCTCAAATACAATATCTTTAATATCTTGAGGACTTAATTGCTGTTCACCCCAGACTCTAATAGCTTTTGTTAAATCTAGGCCTGCATTGCGATAACGTAGATGTAAATCAGTTAGAAATATTTTAAACTTACCTGTGTTACCAGCAGATGCTTTTAAATTTTTTTCCATATCTAATAAACCTCCAGGACCTGTGTAATAATTACTAAACTCATCTATATGATCTTTAGCAATCATTTCCTCATACTTTTCTAATGAGTTTTTAGCTTTTTCTTTTGATTCTGCAGCATCATTGATTACCTTTTTCAATGTATCTGCATGTTCTTTTTCAACTTTTACACCTGCTTCTAATTCTTTATCTGATTTACCCATACAATACCTCTCTTGATTTTACAATAATGTATACAAGACTCCTCCCACATCATCACTTGCTCTTATTAACACACTCTCAAACTCACGATGTAGAATCTGTAGAGAGGGGCCATATGTATACTTAACAACTTTAGCAGCTCTATAACGTTGTTTAGAAAATACTCCAGTTAGAAATTCTATGACATCAGTTTCTTCAACATTTACTTCAGGGAGCACCCACCATTTTATAGGTTTCAAAACTGTCCAACCATATTCCCCTTGAGTTACTTCTTCTTGTGGTGCTGCCCTAGAAGCTAGAAACGCAGGTATGGATATATCAAACCTTGAATCTATTTCTCTTAATGTTGGGTGATTTCTATATCTAAATCTGATTGAGTTAAACTTAGGACTACTGGATATGGATAATCTTTTTTCAAATATAATTCTAAACTTGATTTGTGTAGGTGTTGGTATTAGATTCCCTAGTACAAAATTACTGGCTTTTCGATTACTAAGTAAATCTTGTGCTGGTATCATAACAAGGGGAACCCAAGTTGTACCATCAAGAGAATATTGATAAGTTATTCTATTTTCACTAGAATCAAACTGATCGGCAACTAAGAAATAATCTACCTCTTTAAAACCTTCTAAACTTAACCAGTTTGTCTCAATGTAACCAGAAAGCTGTGCACCAGACATAACAAATGCTTTCCTGTCTGCTTGCACAATAATATTAGGGCTTGTATATGCATATGTAGAAGGTGTAGATAATGTGTATTCTTTATATCCGTATTTTTGGTAACCCTCTAAGTAACCTGTTCCATCACACAATATATGACTTCTATCTGGTGTATTAGATTGAGAATTCCAACAGTAACATTTTGTAAGATTTGGTGCAACATTACCAAGAGGTGTAACAGTGCTATTCTTAAATAGTGTACATGGTGAACCAAAACCATTTAACAACACACGATTGTTATTCAAAGTACGATCATATAAATGATACTTATCAACAAGAGATCGTATGTTAGTCCGTGTTGTGTTGGTCCATCTCATTTATTGTATCCTCAAATATGAAATACACTAATGAAAGAATACCTATTAACTCCAAACTATTACTATTTATCAAAATAGTTTTGATATTGAAATAATCTATCCATAAGTTCAAACTATTCTCTTCATATGTACTTCCGTCTGTAAGCGGTTCAGATTGTTCTAATCCAGTAACATCAATAAGAACTAAATAATTTTTCTTAGAAACATCTAGAAAAGAATTTAAACATGCAACAAACTTTACTCTATCTTGGGAAACATCAAAACCGCATTCTTCCTTTACTTCTTTAATAGCTCGTGTAAAGACACTCTCATCTGATTCCTCTACTGTCCCTGATGCAGGTCTGATAACTAATCCTAAATGAGGAGTATATTCTTGACGTATCAAAAATTGGACACTTCTTTTATCTTCTTTCTGGTTAAAAGAAAATTTAAATGGAACAAAGTAAACAGTATCTTTACCTATTACATACTCGTAGTTATCATCAGTTTTTACAACTTCAAACCATTCAGAATGATATAAACTTTCAGTATTCACCAGTTTGTATTACCTCCTGTAGGAGATTTACCTGTAATTGGTGCACTAATAAGTTCTCGTATATCTGCTGTTTCCTGATCTGGTACCATAACTTTCTCCCTGAAACCAATTACAGGAATTGAAACAATATATTCACAATTTCTAAGAAGCTCTAACGAGTAAGTACCCTGACTATCAGTAACAGAGCTTTGAACATCTTGACTAACCAGTGCTCCTAGTGTATTATGTATCATGCCAATCTGATAAGGGCGTGCAAATACAAGTAGCCCAGGTACGCCTACTCCTCTTCCTGAAATAACTGAACCTGTTATAACACATGTATTTTCTGCCATAAAACACCTTTAATTACTTTGGAGTACTTTGAATTACAAGATCTGATGCATTTCTACGATATAGCATTCTAACACTTTCCTCTAATTTATCTATCCTAGTAGAAAGAAAGGATATATCTTTATTTACTAATTGTAATTTATCATTTACTACTTCACAAGAAATAAGCCTGATCTGTTCTTTATCAATACGAGCTTCTTGCAAGTTAGCTACAGTAATTTGTAATTTTGTGTATCCTGCAACTAATCCACTAAGTGTTATCAATAATGAAACAATCCCAAATAAATTTTTTACAAACCAGTTTTCACTCTTAGACATATATATTACCCGATTTGAATTCTATCTTCAATGTACGCCTTCATTAAAAGATAAATAGCTTCTTGTATTGTATACCCTTCATGTTGTACTTTAGTTTTAAATTCCTCATATACATCTACAGGAACCCCTGAAACACTTAAACATGTTAAACCTTTTTTCGGATGTGTGACGCGACTTGGCATTGTTGTAGTAACCTCCTTAATACAGGATCAGTTTCCTGATTGTAGGAAACAAGTTTATTAAATTTCAAGAGTTTTAACATTCTTTTATGAATATTATTTTGCTGCTTAACTATGTTTACTCTCATACATAATAGTATCAAGAACGTGTAGTATCTTTAGCCATACCTAAAAGTGTTCTTCGAATTGATTCATATTTTAATACTTCTACAACTGCATCCCCGTTTCTTAAATCTAATTCAAACTTTTTACACTCTTCAGGATCAAAAAAAGACCAAGATTTTAATTCAGATATATAGCCTCCAGATAGTTTTATACCTTGATATACAAGGTAAGATGCAAGCACTAAATCTTTGGTATAAAAATAACCGTTATCTCCCATATTGTTCATTACTCCTAGATCGTTGGGTAATCCATTGATTGATTTCTGGTAAAGCAGTTTGTTGTGTATTTACACTAGTATTTACTGGATACATCTTTTGTTGATCTTGCTGCCTATGTTGCATAGTTTCAGTATGGCTAAACAGATTAGGTTTACTTACAAATTCTGGGTTAACTTTCACAAAAGACATTGTTTCTAATTCTTCTTGAACATCTTTTTTGGTTAAAGGTATTAGCTTCAAACCTCTTTGTAAGTATAAGGGTGCAAGTGCAACCCCATTAGAAATAGGGACTTCAGCTTTAAAATCGTACTTATACCCTTCATGTATAACTGAAACAATAACTGTAATTAACGCATTGCAGATTGTGCCATCTTCATAAAGTTTTGAAACCTGAGAACCAACAAACGTGTATTTAGGTACTTGATCAAACAACTCTACTAATATATCATCTAACACATATTCAGCAACTTTGTTAACATGCTCTTTATAGACACCTGCAGCATCATACTCTTTTCTCTTTGGAACATTCCGATTCATAAAGTCTTCAAGTTTTTTATCAAGTTCTGAAACTCTTTCTTCAATATAACTATCTACCTCATCTAAAACTTTTTGTAACTTTTGTTGAAAATCAATTTCTTGTACAACATTTTTAAGCTGAATTAACTCAGACCATATTTTTTGTAGCTCTTCTTTACTTAGAGATGATGTATTCAAGTTTATTGAATCTAACAAATTGTTTGAAGTATCTTGTGTAGTCTTAGTTTCAGTAGTGTATTCATCAACTGGAGGTATATCAATAACTTTATTTGGATCAGCTTTTTTATGAAAATGTGAAAACTTAACAGGTTTTTTAACTCTTTCATCAACTAACGATGTAGTATCAGAATCAAAAACCTGGTCAAAGTAATCTTTTAGACTTTTATGTACTACATTTTTCTTGTTTGAACCCATATACTAACCACCAGGTGAGATAATAGTATTATACACAAAACTATAGTTCATTACGAAAGTGCTACATCATTCTCAGTTTCATATGCTACTTTCAGATCCTTTTTGTAATCATATGAAATAATTGAATTTCTGTCTACTGAACTGAAATTACCTCTAATTCTCTTGTAGCCATCAGAATAATCAGCATCTGAATCATACTGTTTAACTAATGCTGTTGCCTTATTACTAGAAACAAATCGTACTAAACCTTGATATCGTGCCATAGTTTTATAACCTCTCTTTCTTAAAAATGAAATTTCATATAAATAATAGATTACAGTATAATATTTCTAAGTTAACAAATCTATTAAATACTTATATGAGAGGGTGGTGCATTCAGTATTGCTTTAGTATTTGAATACAAAACAATAGGTAAACTTTCTAGAATAGATACATAATTTGGTATTGTAGCGAAATAAATAAGATATTTACTAGTTGAGTTGTAATAACCAAGTAACTCATAAATAACTGAAATAGAAATCGACTCTGATGTTGGAACAAGGTCTTTTACAATGCAGATCTTTAAACCAAGATTTTCAACAACAAAAACATGGAGAGTAAAGTAATCATGTATGATAGGATCTAAATAGATCACTGTTTTAAACTTACTTTGTAGCAATGAATAAAAATCTAAGAGTTCTTTATCTTTTTTCCTGTTATGAGAACCAGCTTTACTAGCTAGTACATTTCTGCATTTTTCACATAAATTTAAAGTTTGCTCTCGTAGCTTATTTTTACTATTACCCACTTTTGAAACAACTAAATTTTCAGTTGTACCACAATATTTGCATTTTTTCATATTTATTCATGTTTTCAAAACTAGTATTATAGAGGTGTATAGCCCCTACTGAAGAAACCGACTAATGTATTCATTGGTAATACACCGTGTTCTTGAATCATATTTGTAGCTGCACCAATAATACCTAATGCTGCAAATGGTACTGTACCTACAGCTATGCCATAAGAATTTACACAATCCCACTTGACTAAATCTTTTTGCTTAGTATATTCTGCAAGTAATGTATCATGCCACCCTTTTACATGCCCTACTCGATCATAAGTGATTTGTAAGCCAGAATCGGATGCACTAAAATGTATATCAACCTCAAGTATCCCCCAAGAAATAAGTGCTCTGATTAAAGCACCTTGAACTAATAAATCAAACATTTTATACGGCACACCATTATAAAAATTGTATGGATTAGTATAACTTGTTTCTTCTTGTTCGCTCGTGAAATACCAGTAAAAAGTTGTTGCAGGGGGGTGTATGTTTATCTCAACTAATGTTCCTTCAATAAACTGCATAAGCTCATCAATAGTAAATTTTTTATCAAAACCACCAGCAAATGAAACAACTCCACCTTGCCCTATTCCATCTGTATCAGAAATAGTAGAGCCAGGATTAGGTAATCTCCTTCTAACTAAATCAATCCTGGTTAGTAGAGCTTGTAGTATCTCATACTCCATGAATGATACAACTTTAAAACCTCTGTTTGAAAGAATAGTATAATCTTGTAAAGGTGCTGTATATGAAGGGAACAAGTTAGCATTGTCTATTTTAAATACAATGTTATTTAATGTAGAGTCCTCATACGTTTTTGATCTCCAAGTTATGTAATCTGGTAAGTTTAATACACTTTCCTCTGGGTATGTATCATATAATACATAAGTCATCTTATCTATAGAGTTAGCTTCAATACTTTTAAATATAACATTATCTGTAGTTTTAGAAGCAATATCTAACAACCTTATCATATACAGCACCTATCTAATCAATGAATTATAGAAGTTGCTTACGCTGAATAGCATACATTTTGATGTCTTTATCCTGTACTGAACCTATAATGTGATCAAGTTCATCCATTGTAAAAGATTCACTCTCCATCCACTCTAAAAATTCTAGAGGGGAGATGCCCTGATTTTTTGTTTCAGGTTTAGAACCTAAAGCTAGTTTTTCTACTTTTGCAAGTATAGCAGGACGAATTTGAGAAACTTGTGTATTAGTTTTAGATTTAACTTCTTCTATGTATTGCTCTTTTCGCAACTGATCAAGTTTAGCTTGTGTTAAATCTTTCAAGCGTTTCTCTTTTTGATACTGCTCTACTGTAAGGCGCTTTAATAAAACCTTGCCATTGTTTGGAGATAATGCTTTCCTAAGAAAGTGAGAACTTTTAAGTGTTTGTAAATCTGTATACTCTAATAAGTCAACAACAGACCCTTTTGGTATAGAGTCTATACCAATACCTGGTACTATCACATGACCATTTGTAAGATTTTTCACATAAAAAGTCTCTTGACCATATTCATCATGATAGGGAGTAGAAGCAGTAGTCGACGGATGTTTTGCTACTGAACCACTAGCTACTTCAGCTATCGCAGCCGATTCTAATGCTGCATCTATTTTCTGTTTAACAATGTTGATAGATTCTGCAGGTTGCTCTGCGGGTGTTGGTGCTTGAACTCTCTGAGGAGCTTCAGCTGGTATTGAAATATCTTCTTTGCTAATGAACTCATCATCTAAACTATTAGCTAAGCTTTCAGGAGAAATATCCCCAGTTTGTAGTTTTTGTTTAAGCAAAGCTTCCTGTTTCTGTAGTTTTTGAAGTAAATCTTCTTGTAAATTTGGTTGCATAACACACCTCTTTTATTTAAATTCATGTTGTATAATCATATATCAAATATAAGAGATTTTCTACAAAACTTAAGAAAGCCTAGTAGAAATATTCTACTAGGCTTTCAAATTTATTAACTAACCCTTGCAGAAGAAATTAGTCTGTCAACCATGCAGGTAATGTTGCACTGCTCTTAATAGCAACTGCAACTGACCGTGGGTTCAGAATAGCCATTGAAATCTGTTCTAAGAACAACCACGCATATTCTGGTTTACCGAATACAAACTGATCTGCTGGCAGAACCTGTAAGTTGATACGAATCGGCATTACACCGAGCGTACGACCACCAGTTACTGCAAATACAACTCCAGGAGGTACAGAAACATTTTCCAAACCTCTTTCATCGACACCTGCAGTTACAAAAATATCGATGCCCCAGATTGACCCAAAAATACCTGTCAAGAGAAGATCTCTTGAAGACATTGGATCAAAATCCATGGCATTCATTGCTTTCTTCAAGTCCCCAAATTCCTGACGATTCATGATAAACTTTTCAACCTGCAAACGATGTCTTTCAACTTCGTGCTGCAGATTTTCAAGAGATTCTTTACCAAGACCACCAGTTAAGTAAAGCGGGGAGTTTTCAATTGTGCTTGCCTGGTATAGCTCACGAATAGCTGCACGGTCTTCTTTCAACATTATCTGGTATAATGTTTTGTTGTGAATACGATCGATGATATCAAACTGCCTCTGGTACACTTCAGATAATGTGACTTTCGGCATTGAGGTTACTAAGAACTCATATGGGAACACACGATCGCCCTTCACTTTAGTTTCAATTGTGTAACCGTCTTCCTGTATCACAAGAGCAGCAACATTAATATCTTTTTCGTAGCAGTTAATCTGACCCTGAGCAAGCTCATGTGTATAGAGAACCTGACGGGAGAATCCTTGATAGTCAAGTCTTTCAAGAATCAGTGGTACCATTTCAGCACCAAATTTTAATCTTTCTTCAGGACCTGACTCAAAAGCATACGAAAGTATTCGCTGCTTATCTTCATATGTATAAGGAGATTTTGCTGCATATTTGCTTCTCAGACGACCAAACTTGTCCAAGTTTTCCATAGCATCTTTGAAACTATATGCATTCATCTCACCTTTTGAGTTGAACATATCTTCTTTACTATCAACTTCTTTTCCATTGCTCTTAAACCCACCAAATGCTTTTGGGTTAGTAAGCTGTTCTGGATATACACTAGCAACTTTTTTAGGTTTCATATTGTCAGCCCACATTATCACCACCTCCTATTATAATCTCATCTTAATATGTAATTCAGGATCATCTACCGTAGGTGGCTTTGTGCAAATTCCTACAGTCTGACCTGCACCACCGACAGTTAACAAACCATCAGCATTAACCGTAACTACAGCACCAAGTGTCCAAGCTGCTGCAGTATCATACACTAAAGTTGCAATTTCACCATTTCCTTCCAGGACACTTACTTTACCACTCATAGTCTGGTCAATTCCTGCAAGATTTGGATCTTTGTAGCGATAGCTTACATAAACTGTTGCAGGAACCCCACTAGTATCTACTCTTGTAAGTACACCATTTTCTGCATCCAGTGTATAGTTATCACTATTAGTAGTAGTATTCTTCTGCGGAATAACTGTTCCAGACGCATTTTTAACAACAAATGAGCTTGCAACTACATATGGTTTCAAGTAAACCTTGTTACTTGCATCAAAAGTTACTTCAGCATTAACAATCGGTCTGTAAAACCATGTAGTCTTGTGGCAGTAAAACAAACCTATAACAGGCATGGAAGACCCAGCATCAGCTTTAGTAACAACAACCTTATTTCCAGACATTTTCAAAGCAGCGACCATACCTGCCATGAAATCAGTTGCTGGATCAACATCTCTCCAACCAGGTGTTTCTCCACCTGCTAAACGACGTACAGTATTAGGAATACCACTACGTCCAATAGGTGGGAGCATATTTGATATCATATTCATCCTCCTTAATTAAATTACTTCTTAAAAGTTTCCATTTGGTATGCACGCCAGAAATCTGCGTACACTTTTCTAGTTTCATCTTTTGAAGATTCAGTTGGGGTTGATCTTAGAGGAGCAGATGCTGTTTTAACATCAGTCCTTGGTGTACCAACTCCCCTTTCAGATGCATCTTTTTTCATAAAGTTTTCACGATTCTGTGCAAACTTTGAAGTATCCTGCGATCCATCATAAGCGCGTACAAACTTCAGTATGTCGCTAAACTTATCAATATCTTGATGATATAAGAAGTCAAATGCTTCTTTTATCACATTAGTTTGAGCAGCTTCATACCCTTTGATGTAAGCATTATGAACAACAGCATCAGCAACGTCTTCTGAAATTCCAAGTGTGCTACACATTTCTTCAACCAATGCAGTTTTTAAAGGGTTATCAATCAACCCTTTCAACTGCTGCTGTGCAGCAAGAGATGTTGCAAGTTTTGCTTTTGTTAATGCTGCCTTTACAGCCCTTGAAACAGCTTCAGAAGCTTTGTTAATGCTAACTGATTCTTCAGAAATTTTAAGCTGCTCACTTGCAATTTTTGGTTTTGGAAATTTTGCTTTGAAAGCTGAGATATCTGTCCTTTCTCCCTGAGATATAGGGCTATTATCTGCAGGCAAATTATCTCCTTTACCTTTAGGATTTGGTACAGTTTTGTTATTCAAAGATGTATCCTGCTTCTGTGTACACAAATCTTTCCAAGAACCATACAACTGTGCAGATTTCTGCTTCTTCAATTCAGCTATACGAGCTTTAAGTGTTTCAAGTATCTGAGCTTTTCTCTCATTTCGTTCTTTGCTGCTTGCTTCTTCTTTTTCAGCTTTCTCCTCTTTCTCTTCTTTCTCCTCTTTCTCTTCTTTCTCTTCTTTACCCTTGCCTTTGCCTTTACCTTTCTCTTCTACTTCTAAGGTGTTTTTCCCTTCTTCCAGAAATTTATTTCCTTCTGAAATTGCAGAATCGAGTTCACCGAGCTCATCAACAGAAAGATTAGGCTCATTCTGGTCACGGAATTTAACACCTTCTGATACAGCATCAAGAACTTCATTTAACAGTTCCTTTACTTCCTCAAGCTGTTTTGAGATGTCAGAATCTGAAGGTTTAGGTGCATCTAAAAACTTTTCTACACCTGGATTGTCTTCTCCAGGCATTTCTAAATCTACATCCGCTGCTTTCTTAAAATAATGGTGCTGAATTTTCATTTCAGCAAGTTTACGAAATGCAGATTTAGTTTTGTAAATAGATTTTCTGATATTATCTGCAACATGTATTGCAGAATTATCAGCTGGATAGATAGTACCATCTTGAATTTTTACTTTCATTCTACCTCTCCTTAAAAAAAGATTATGATTGTTTAAATCTGTTAATACAACAGTTTGAGCAGTTTTTAAAAGATTTTTGAAATATTTTCTTATTTCATCTTCTTTGCGAGACTTGATATAATCTTGTAAGAGTATATCAATGTCCCATCCTCTTGCAACTAAAGCTTCTAATATTTTATCTATAGGTGCTTTATCAATAAAAGCATCTAAGAAATCAGAGTTAGAATTTTCTGCAGATGATCTTGTAAATATAGGTACTTTATTTTCAGTAACAGGTGTTGTTTCAGATGTAAGTTTCTCTGGTTCATCTAAATACATGTCATACAAAATATCTTTTAAATCTTTAGTTAATGTACGTGTACCTCTATTTAATAATTCCTCTTCTGGAGTAGGCGGTTTAGTTGGTTGTTGTTTTGGTGGTCTACCAGGTTCACCCTCCGCATCTAAACCTAGATCTAACCCACCTTCACCTAAAGGTGTAACATCATGTAAGTTTGGTATCTCATGAGAATCTGCAGTATCAACTCCTGCTACATCTTCTAGAAAAATACCTGAATCTACAGGATCGATACCAATATCTAAACCTTCAGCACTATCAATAGTTTCCGGCATTTATGTACCTTACACTACACATGAATTAATAATATTCTAAATCATACAAAACTATAGAAAAAGAAATTGAAAAGTTAAGTGAATTCTAAATTTATTTTTAATGGAGTTAGTTAATTCAATTGATCTTAATATATTAATAATAAGGAGTTAACTATTTTTAGTTGTGCTATTATGTTTTAGTTACAAGGAGGAAATCACATATGAATACAAAGTTTGAAGTATTACAAGACAAAGCTAATGAAGTTACTAGTTTACAAACAGTTGTACAATCATGTTTTAATGTTGATTTACTAGAACAAACATTACAATTACCAAAAGCAATTGATGAGATTTGGTTTTGTTTAGGAATTGCCCCTATGACTACTAAGAAATTAAATCATGAAGCAATAGTGTTATTCGGATTTGAAAATTGTAAAGAAGGTGACCCTTGGCCTATAAAAGATGAGAAAGAATGTGCTCTAACAATTGCGAAAAAACTAATCACAGCTAGAAAATACTTACCATTATCTAACAATGTATTTCTTAAAGAGAATATTTTCCATGTTATGCAACATCCATATACAAAACACAGTTTACTTATAACAGCATTGAATATTATCAGTAGAACAATCAAGCAATATGAAATCAAAAATATTAAAAAATTTGCACTATCTTCTTATATTCCTAGTTCTTACTTAGTAACTTCTAGAGTAGATAGCAATTTGTTTAAATTGTTGTATTTGAAACAACAAAATGAAGAGTTAGAAAACTGTGTAGTACCTATATTGGCAACCAATTACATACTACTTAGCGAAGACTTGAAGTATGTAATGAAAACGCTGCTATTTTCCAAATCACAAAGTTGCTCTAACATAGTTGAATTAAACCAAAAATCACATCCACAGTATGTCTAATAATATAGTATCAGACTTTTTCTTTGCTACCTGGTCTGCTTTTTCTTTAGGTTTAATCTCTTTTTCCTGACTTAGCTCTTCTGTTTCTTGGTTAGATTTTGTTGCACCTGATTCTTCTTTTTCAAATGTATTTGAAGTAGTTGATGTAGCATTATCGTTATTCAGAAATTCAAAAGGTGATTCTTTGCTATTTGATTCATTGTTTTCAACTTCTAACACATCCTGATTATTTGCTTTGTTTTCAGAATTCTTAGGTTCCTCAACTACACTACCTTTTTCATTATCTACAATAACAGTACCATCAGGTTTCACTACAACTGCACCAGTTTTAGAGAGCAAAGGCACTACATCAGATTCTATAATTTTTTGTATTTCTTTTTTGTAAGAATTATCGGAAATCACATCTTTAAGTGATAAATTTAAAGCATTAATTTTACGATGTGATTGATTTGAGATATATGTTAAAAATGTATTGAAAATTATCCTCTCTCCTTTAGTAGTTAAATTAGGAAGAGAAGACTGTTTCTTTTCTTCTAATATACGTGTTAAAATGTTTCCAAAATCTTCTATACCACCTGTACTTTTGATTTTAAATGAACCATAATTAGATATGAGAAACTTTAACACACCTTCACTTGTACGGATTTTTTGTTCCTTAAGCTTAGCAATTATTGAATCAGACAATAAAAACTTGCTACAAGAATGCAGTATTCCATATTTGATAAAATCCTCTAAAAGAATCGAAAGAGAACCTGTAAACTCTGTATCCTGAGTAATATACTCTTTTATATCAGATTCAACAGCACTTACATTACCACCAGATTCAAGCTGGGGTCCGTGGCTTTTTGCAAACTCTAATGCTTTCGCTAAGAGAGTATCTACATCGTTATTAAACTGAGTTTTAGCCGCTTCTAAAAACTGTGTATCAGAAATTTCACTAGTTTTCACATAAGCAAGTTTTAATAATCCTTCCAAAAAATATGTTTCAAATATAGTTTGTGCAGACCCTATCTTAATATTATTAACGGGGTCAACAGTTTTAATATAGGTCCAAATATCTTTCACAAAATCTAAATCTTGTAAATTATTCAGTTCAACCCACTTTACAAACCCTACATCTTTAGACATACCTCTTCTCTTGAAAGGTGCGTACCACTCATAAAACAATTTCCCTGAAGTAGCTACCCTAGAAAGATATGGATCTGCTAATCGCAATGTATAGTAACTAACTGCTACTTTAGGTTTTTCTTTCAATGCATCTTGTAATATTGATTCGGAAGTTGTTTTATCCGAGTTATTACTTAATATTTTTTCTACATAAGTACGATAGTTATCACTTAAATTATTATCAATCACCTCATTTAAATTCTCCATTGACAATGATGTATCCCTGAGTTTATTAGTATATTCTACTAGATTATCTAAATCGTGAACTTTTGAATCAGAACCTACATCAACAGGACTTTGCGGTTCAGGTTGTAATTTCTCTTCAGTATATGCACGTTTTGTAACAATATCATATCCTAGTGTATCCGGAGTGAACTTTTTCTTGAGTTTATCTGCAATAGATTCTAGATCATACTCTACACCCATACGCTTAGAAGCTTCTATATCTTTCTTAACTTTTGCTAACCATTCTTTCACTTTGTTATACTGAGTTGCTTCTGGATCTTTAGTAGATTGAAAGTATTCTTGTAAAGAGTTAAACATATCATCTACAATTTCGTCTTCTTCTTTTCCTGTTTCTTCTGAACCAGATGTAGGTATAGGTACAATATCACTTCGAATTGCATCGGATGCAAACCGTTTTACAGGGGCAACAGGATTTGCTAGTTTATGCAGCAACCTCTCAATTTCTTGTGCTTTTTTATACAAGATAGAATCTAATTCGATCATTGCTGTTTCACCTCGTTCTTTCTTAGTTTTAAATGTAACATGTACACCAAGTTGGTTTTGAAAAGCTCTGTTAGTATGATAGAAATCTTTATAATCCTTGATGTACTTGTATGCTTCAGCCTTCGTCTTAGTAACAACTGATTCAATTTTAACACCATTTTCAAATATTTCAACTGTATACCCTTGTCCAACATGAGAACCTGGTACATTCTTATAGATAAATATATCTGTACCTACACCACCTGTTTTAGTATACATTGAATTCATGCTTAACTTGTATGCTACTTAGTCTTTACTAAGATTTCTCCGATACTTAACATTAACTAATTTCTTACCTTTTGCTTCAACTGCATTTTTTATTTTCTCAATATTAAGATAACTAATAAGTGGAGCATTGTTAGCATATACAGATTGTTTTGTACCATTATCCGGAATTGTAGATGTATCAACAAGTTGATTTGCTAGTTGGAACTGTTTTACTTGTCCTGGACCTAATTTCTGAATATGATAAATATGCACCAAGTGTTCTTTACCTTTACTTATTTCTACAAAGAACACACTATATGTTGGCGATTTACCATAATAAGGGGATTTTTCAGGTATTACATCATAATTTGGATTAAAGGTTCTCTCAGGATGCTGTTCTCTATAACTAGGTGAGTTTTCAATGTCCCATTCCTTATCTTCACTTACACCTAAATTAGGTAAAGAAGCTAGATATGCTTCTACATAAATCAAGATAAAACCATTTTTCATCAAAGATTGATGTTCAGTGTTGCTTGAAAAACTCAAATGTAATCCTACCTCATTTGATGCATTAAGTAATAAACTTGCAAGAAGCTTGTGACCTTCTGTAGTAAAATAATCTACAACAGGACCTATATTTATTGAACCATACTCTAATGAATTATCAGCATAATTAACAAATAAATACCCCTCTGAAAAATCAAAATACAAATTGCGTTTTGTTACGTTAGGTTTACCACCTACAATATCTATAGCTTTTCCAAGATCTCTGTCTAACAGCGCACGTATAAGATTTTCCAGTTTTTCGCGCAAACTCTTTTTTACAATATACCGAAAGGAACCAAGTGCTACAGGTCTTCCAATATCTTTTGTTTCTAAGACTAAATCTGTATCTTTTTTTAGTTTATTGATTTCAAAATTCAAAAACACATCTAAAACAAGATTACCATAATTAACAGCACTGAATGTATATGTTAGCAATTCCGGGTCTACATGAACAGTATCAGCAAACTTAATAATAGCTTTTTCAATGTTATGCAATGTCTTATCTGAATAAATTTTTAAATCATTTAGATTTGCTAACCAATACTTATTAGCACCGCTTACTAAATACACATTCTTATCAGAATCTGCATCCAAGTACATATCAATAGAAGATACATCAAGTGGTTTCAACTCAGATGAGTCAGGTATCAAGTCTTCAAACTCTTTTGTAACATCCTGTTTGGATAATTGAGAACTATTAATCTGTTTAAGAAGTTTATTGTATGCATCTTCACTAATCAAATCTAGGATATCACCTAAAGGTATTGTTTTCGTTCCTAATGTTATAGGTTTACTACCTTTACTAGTTGTTAATACAAGTACAACTTGCAACTGTAATTTTGTAGCATAACCTGGATCTATAGATGTTACACCTATTGTACGAAGCTGACGTCCATACTCCTCGTTTACGTCTGTTAGCTTAGCTCTTGTAATTTCATGCACAGCTTTAATTGTTTGAATTATTGTATGAAGTACACCAGGTTTCAAAACATCAGTAACTTTTCCGATTTTTATAGAAATTTGTCCATATTTGTGATGGTATACTTCAGCGGAAAGCTCTTGCTGAGTAAGGGGGCTTTTCGGAGGATCTAACGAAAAAGAAATGTTTCTTAAACTTAGACCAATACTCTCCAGATCGGATTTAACCTTATCTTTCGGCAGCTTAAATTCATCAAATTTTTTAGAAAGTGCATCAGTGTTCTGATCCACCTTATCAGCTGCATAAGATAATACATCAAGAACTTTTTCTAGAGTGGTTTCAGGTTTCTCATCTGCACCAAATTTTTTCATACTAGTTAGCCCCTTATTTCAAAATCTTTTACTAGTCTAAACAGATAAATTTTTCAGTGTTTCTAACAAAATATCAAACTTATAATTAAGATCTTTCTTATGTTCCAAAGTTGATGCATTTCGTATCAAATGATACAATGAGTTCACAAGTGATAATAATTCCTGACCTTCACTAGTTTGAGCAGCAACTTTTAAAATCTGTCCAGGAACAATTTTTGAAACAGCATCTACAACATATGCTGTAGGACAAGCAGGTGTAGTAACGATAGATAAATCATAAAAGCTAACACCTTTTAAAAGTTCTGCAACTCGCTTACCTTTAACACGGCCTCCTCTGTTATAGCGTAAGCAATCACAAAGATTAGTGGGCGAATTTACAACATGGCCACAAGATGTACAAATACTATACTTGATAGAACAACCCATTGATACAGGTACTCTATTTGGATAAGTTTCAAGCATCCTAGCAACATTTGGAGCTTTTTTCTTATCTACTCCAAAAAGTGTTGTTACATGCATATCATCATACTTATCTTTTATAAGGACTGCATCGAATACAACTCCTATAGCTGATTCTAAATTTCGTGTATCATGATTTTGATACACATGCGCTTTTCTATACGTTAAGTACCTTGGTAAATTTAAGTCTGTGTCAATATCTTCAAGTTCAGTAATATCAAAGTAATCACCATTTTTATTAATTGCATGTTCCCATAATCCAGAACCATACTTTGCGTAGTAATCTCCTGCATCAAGCGCTCTGGTTGTACCATATATGTAATCTTCTACAATAGGAGATAATAGCAATTGACTAGATTTTGTTTTTATGTTTGAGGCGATTTTCTCTTTTGTTTTAGAGTTAAAATTAACAAATGATACAACAGTTGAGCTATTTAGTTGAAGAGATTCTTTATCCATGCTACTTCACTCCATTATATACTTTATTGTTTTAAACAATAGAAAATTAAGGGAACAATTTAAGAAAAAGAATAAAATGTATGTTGTTTATTGATTCGTTCTAGTTTTAGCCATATTTGAGTAAAATTATTAATATTAGTTTCAATATTTGGAAGATTAAACTTAGAAGAAAAGTATTGTAGTTGCTTGAGCCATGTTTGTATAAGCACAGGTATATCTTTATCTAAATATTCAAAATTTAAAAACAAATCTAGTAAAATGTCAGTTGTATACAAAAATGATTGTAAATAGTTGCTTTCACTTTGTACTATAGTTTCATCTGAAAGATTTAGAAAATATGTTACCATGTTTAAAAGTATTTCTCTTATCTGAACATTGAGATTATCTACTAATAACAAATCTGATGAAGTAGCACCTTGTAAAAAATCTTCTAAATGAAATGATTTATCTATTAACTCTTGGAGATATAACAGTACAGTAGATTTATCTTTCACATGATAACTAACTTTAACATTTGTATTAGAGATTGTCTTAAGAATATCTAATGATTCAAATAAATCAATAAAGATTTTCTTGATTTGAGAAATGTGTGACATATCTAAAGCTATTAGATTTTCATATAAAAATAGACCCAACTGGTGAACATCTGCATACTTAGATTCATTTTCAGGTTCTTGCATGTAATTTTGTAGCTGTTGTAAAAACTGCTCCATCTCATTATATACCACCTTATTTGATTCATGTTCAATAACTTCAAGCAACGAATACAATAAACTAGAGATATGAAAACAAATCTTAAAAAAATCTTTTGAGTGTTTTTCTCTGTATAAAGAAATAACTTCAGACACCATAGAAATAACAAAATCTTTAAGCGAATCATTTGAAGAACTTTTTTTATATTTAAAATATTTCATTTGTTTCAAATGTTTTTCTGCTTCACCTTTAGTTTTATGAGAAGAAAGCACGTTACCAGAATTTTCATCTCTAATTACCCAAGGTGCAGATTCACCTTTAGAGTTCTTATGACCTTTCATGTATTGTATATAACTTTGTTTATTCATCTCTCAATACCTTAAAATCATAGAAAATCATTTAGAGATTTATTTTCTTTCATCTTATCTGTTGCACTATTATCATCAGAGTTATTTGTATCATTACACAATGAAATACATTTCTGTGTAATATCTAATAATTTATTTATAAATACTAGTATAGATAAATCCTGACTAAAGTTTCTATTCACAGTTATAAGACTAAGCAACCCATATACATATGCATCAACTTGACACCAAAATGCTTTATTGTTCTGTGGATAAGTAAAACTTTTATATATCTCATTATAACACTCAATTAAATCTTTTACAGAAGGAAGAAATGCTAAAGTATCAATTTGTAATGACAAAGTATCTAATATAGATAGGCCCTCTTTAATAAGTTTTTCCAAATCTGCATTAAAAATATCAAACGATTGACAACTTTGTGAAGATTTCATACATCCCTCTTTCTAGAAAATGAGGGTAATCTATGTATAGTTTCATGTAATATTTTATCAAATCACATTCATCAATATTAGCATTCTTTAAGTGTTTACCTGTTTTATCCCATACAGAACCAAATGATAATTTATGATTTGAAGTTTTTATTCTTGAATCTATAGTGGCTATACTATAGACACCCAAATCTTCATTGTATGCAATATAACCAAGTGAAACATACGTATCTATTTCTTCTTTACTTAAATCTAAAAAGTTTCCTGTAATTCCAAGCATACTACCTAATTTAGTATAATCTAATGGTATATGATGTAAAAAAGCTTCAGTAAATGATATTGGTTTTGTACCTATCCAGAACGGTAAATACAATGTATCATTAAATTCAAAATATGGTATAGTACCGGCTTTCTTTTTCCGTTCTATTTCCAGCAATGCAGAATAAGTTGAAGGAACTAGTGCAACTCCTTCTTCAGGGATATCTTTCGAATCAACTTTAGATAAGATATCTTCAATAGTTTCCTTCTGCCAAATTTCTAAGTTGATGATATCATCTACAAACTCAAACTTAGAGTATTTATTCTGGAAAAGCTTCCCAACTTTTTCTAAAATTCGTTTAAATTGTGTTGAATATTCTACAGGTATATTAAAAACAGAAAACTTTCCAACATGCAAATTTCTAACTTTATCAAACGATGGTGCAAGGTGTGTATCAGTATACAAGGTATCATCTTCAAAACCAGATATACAAGGATACAGTAATACTACTTCTCCTTTAGGAGAAAGTAAACTACTAAGATTATACTCCTTCCTCAAAAGCTCTGAACATGTGTATAAGCTACCTTCTTTAATCAAACAATTTCCTACTTTAACATGCTCTACACCTTGTTCACGATAACCATTCACTTGTCCATAGATATAAGAAGATAGTGCAATCTCTTTTAACTTTTGTTCTAATAATCCTTTAGAAGTATGATAAGTATTGTAAACACTTGTAATCCATCTATCAAACTCATCTTCCATTAACAAATCAGAATAATCTGTGTAACAGTTTTGATAGTATTCATGATAAATAGGTAATGTGTTTGTTTGTTCATAAGAAAAGAATTTACCTAGTTTATATATATCAACCAATGCTTTTTTAATCATGCTATTTAAGCTATTTAAATCAGCAGAAGTATCAGTAGAAGCTTTTTTAACTGAAGAACATAAGTGGTAAAAATCAGAGAGTTTTATTCTTGCTTCATGTGGAATAACTGTAGATTTAAGATTTAGTAACCAATCTTCATCAGTGATAATATTATCAACTTCTAAATCTTTAGCAGTAGCTTCAGCTTTTATGAAATCAGTTGGGGATGCAGAGATAACTGTAGATTCATCGGGTGAAGCTTTAATAAAAACATCCTTTTCAGGATCATCTACTTCAGGAATATCAGAACTACTACTATCTGTAGTTGTAGACTTCTTACCAAGTTTAACTCTATCTAAAAATGAAAAAGCTTTAACAGGCGGTTTGATAAATGTTAAGTATTTCTCCTCTAGCTCTTTTTCTAACTTTTTGTTTTTCAACTCTTCTTCCAGATTCATCCCCATTGCCATTAGCAACGAAATTGCAGAAACTGGACCTTTGCCTTGTCCATAAACGTTGTTTAGAAAACTTAAATAAGCCTGATCATCCCGCATTACAAGCTTCTTATGCCAAACTAATTCAGGAATAATTAACCTTTTCTGATTTTCTTCTTTAGATCTTTTAACTCGATACTTTGCTACAAGTTCTCTTTTATCCCGTTGATACCATTCATTTCTTTCTGCTAAACCGCGTAAGAATTTCTGTTTGATAAAATATTCTTCAAACATGTCGCGTTTTGCTTTGTATCTTGCAAGCTGTGTTTGTAAACCAACATTCGCAGAAGCATAAGTACTTGTACCTTCTAGAAATTGTTTTGATACACCTAATGCAATCATTTTTCTTTCTGTAATTTTATCCCACTCACTATCTAATCGTAATATTTTATCTGCAACAGTATGAAATTCTACTTGTAATCCATAATGGTAAATCAAAGAAAAATTAGGATCAAACGTACTCTGCATCAACATTTGAGCAAGAGAACGCATATGACTTGCATCAGGTATCCAACCTTTCTGTGGATCACCTAACTTAAATACTTTCAAAGGATATATAAAGTTATCAGCAATAGTAATTTGCGCTTCTCTAAGTTTATCTTCATACATTAGTAATCTAAACAATCTATCAATAATAGATGTACCATATATATCATAAGGATTGCTCCTTCTAGCAAGAAAACACACATCATTTGTACTTAAACTAATATTCTTTCCAGTTAATACCCTCTTAAGCAATTCAGATGGTAATTTTTTCTTTAAAGGTTGATCTTCAGGTTTAGAAGAATGCACTAATCGTTTTAGTTCTTCATCTGGAATAATTTCAATACTATACTCTTGATCTACATAAGGAGAATATTTAATTTCAAGATAATCAGGATTCAACACAATAAGATGTGTCCAGTATCCTTTATCATTACTCCACACCATATTAATACAAACACTACCCATTTTTAAGTATTCTAAATCAAATGCAGGTAGTGAGGAGAATAATTTTGTTTCATCTACACAATCTTGGATAACCTGCAAAATAGATCTATCAGGACAAATAAATTCTGCTTTACTGTAGGGCAATTCAGCATGTACTTCTAATACAGCGCCAACAAGCTCATCATGGTCAAAAAACCATCTTCTCCATCTATTCTTTTCTTTAATTGATCTTGGTAAGTAGATTGCAGAAGTTGTTAATTCTGGATGATAAAATCTTCTTGCTGGACCTCGCATTACACCAGGTGAATTTAAGAAAATTCCTGCATTAGCGGTAGGAGGTAGCATTGAGGAAAAACCTGTAAAGGTTTGTGCTGTTTTATCTAGCTGTTCTTCAGCTGAGGCAGAAACAAAAATACTTTGAGGTAAAATCTTATTAAAATTATCAGGTGGTGTTAGTGATTGTCGTACCTTTGCCATATTATCCTATCATACTTGGTACAAGTATTATACTATAAATTTTTTCTTTAGTTCGCGAATTAGAATTAGGGCTATATTCTAAATAACATATATCTATACCTTCTAAAGTTTCAACTGAAGCTAATTTAAAACCTCTGTCTAAGAAATCACTAACTAAATCTAAATCACCATCTAAGATATCAAGTAAATAAGCTTCAGGATAATCAATACTAAACTTCTCAGTAAGTAACGCTCCTAGTTCATACAATGCTATCTTGTATTGTTCTTTCAGTGTTTTTGCAGTTGATACTCCTGCCCTTGTTGTTTTTTTATTCCAAAGTCTTTTTAATCTTTTAACTGCTTTCAAAAGATCAGTTATACTATCTTCCAAATAGTCAGAAAGAGGGTTGTTAGAACTTACCCATAATTTCAATGCACTAAGAGTACCATATCCTTTTAAAGCATGAATTGTTCTTTTAATATTATCATTCAAACCTGATAAAATCTCTCGTATCAAATCTAGATTTTCAGAAACTTTCTCATATAAATAATCCCCTGGAGCTTTTGAAACTCTATAATTACGTTTTTTATTTTGCATTTGAAGTGTTTGTAAATATTCAGGAGGTGTATAATCTTGAAAGTTTTCTTTCAAGAAGCTATCTAATGCTAATATTATAGCTTCTAGTTTTTGTACAGAATAGGACTGGACTACACTTGAAATTACCTTATCTTCAGTCAATGCTCTACTTTCTTCAGGAGGTAGATTACGTAAATATTTTTTAACTAATTCTTCCGTTGTTTTAAATAGTTTTCTTTTGAATTCGCTTAATCTATGTTTAAGTGGAATTAAAACTGAAACCCCCTCGATAGTTTTGCTATCATTAATTATAACCTCATTTAATATACTTAAAATCTCTTCACTTAATTGGTTTACAAGTGTTGAAGCTGATGTAATTTCTGGTATTAGATTTTCATCAATAAACTCTAGGATAGCATCTTGACCTTTACTAATCTCTTTTAACTTTTCTGAAACTGCAGTTAAAGCTATATTCCTTAATGTAACTAGTGCATCTCTAGATATTACTGGAATAGTACCTTTATTGGGTATACGAAAAGCTTCAGGTTCTTCTACTTGTAACTTTGAGAAATCATATGTGTAAACTGGTGGACCTGAAGCTTCTAATTGATTAAGAAGGTATTTAGTTTTACGATATGCAATTTCAACACTCTTTATCTCTTTTAATACATTTTTATCTATTATTGATTTATTCTCTAATTCTTTCTTTTTTGTTTCCAACTCAGCTAATGTATTTTTTAGCTTGTTAACTTTTTCATCATACCTTTCTTTAGCAGCCTCAGTTTTCTTTTGTGCTTCTTCAAGTAGTTCCTTTTTAAATTTTTCTAAATCTAACTTTTCTTGTTCTGTTTGTAAAAACTTAAGACCGTCTTCCGTAGCTGCCAGCTGATATTTTTCTAAATCTGCTATTTTATACAATTGTGTAAGCGCTGTAATTGCAATAAGAAATTTATTTTTCATATTCTGTGCTTGTAGTTTTTCCCCAGGGTTACTACTAACACGTAACTTATACCATGTGTCAATATCAAATTCTTGAATTTCCATTAGTATTGTAGTTAATCTATTTTGCAGTAGTACAGAATCTTGCTTAGCACGTTCTGAAATATTCAAAAGTGTTTGCTTCATAAGATCTAAACGAGTGCTAAAACTACGTATGATAGTAATAAATTTTTTCTTTGCTTCCTCATCACTCAAAAACTTAACAGTTGCATCATTTTTAAGAGATGTGAAAAAAGATTGTAGAGCTTTTTGGACTATTTCTAATGTATTTAACTTTGTTGAATTAGAACTAAGTTGTTTTAAAGATTCCACCATAAGGCTTTTTGATGCTGGAGCTTTTTTGCTAATTTCCACAACATCTTCTATATCTTGTGCTATATCTTGTGCTATATCTTGTGCTGCGTTTTCAATAACTTTTTCGGATTCAGGATCATCAAAATACCCCTCAGAAACATCTGATGCATCTTCAGAAACATTTGAGCTAGTTTCCACACCTACTAGTGCTTCTAATTCTTGCAATTCTTTTTCAAGTGTACCTTCGTCAGAACCTGTTTTAAAGAGATTCATGTTTCTCAAATCCTCTAAACTTTTTTTAAGATTAAATAATTCTTTAAACTCTGAATCAAACTTATACAAATAGATTTGTTTAGCTTCCACTTTGTTAAAAGACTGCTGGAACGTATCCAACTGGTGCACTTTCTTTTCATTAGTCGTTGGATCTTTAACTTCTACTATATTGTTAGTAGTATCAACATTCTCAACCTGATACACAGTTTTGACAGGATTATCTGAATCTTCTACTACCTTATCACCAGAATTTAAGCTGTTTAGATCAACCATTATTAACTCCTTTATTCTAGTATCTTGAACATTAGCTCAAGTAATTTGCTCTCTTGTTCCATATCTAAAATTTGTTGTGCTACTTTGTATTCTATTTCAAGTAATTTACTAGATTTTGTAGTATCGTAAGGTAGCAAATGATATTGTGGAAGTAAGAAATACTTATTTAGAGATGTAACAGAATCACCGCTTACAGATACTTCCTCACAATATGCCCACACAATTTCTGAAGCAGCAAGTCTTATTGAAAAATCTTTATAATTAGATTCTTTTTCAACTTCATTTTCACTTAAATTAACAGAAGGATCTTTACCTCTAATCCAACCTAATACTTTCACTACATCTTGTTTGCGCTTTCTTGCAGGTTCACGAACTTTTCTTAATTCATTAAGTATTTGTTCTACGGTTTTTTCATTGAAATCAACACCTTTAAATTTCTTCAGATATTTTTGATACTTAGCTAATGGGGAATTTATATTTAGAGATGTATTCTCCTCTTTATCAATAACATCTAAACTAAGTATATCTTCTAGTAACGAATCTGTTTCAGAAGGAGTGTCTTTTAAATTATCTTGTCTTAGGATTTCTTGTTTACTTACTTCAGATGAAGATTTTAAATTATCTATAACTTCAATAAGTTTTTTCTTTAGTGTTCTAAGTCCTGCCACACCATACAACACATCATCCAGTGTGATACCTGTTAGTCCTGCTATGAAAGGATAGTTATCAAAAATATCTTCTACTATACCTACATCTTGATAATGTATTTTGAGTTTCCCAATATTTTTCTTACTATCTTCTTTCAAAGATTGTATAGTATCACTAAACCCTTCATCCGACTCTTCTGATAGCATAAATCTAGCATACCCACCGGATTCAAATTCCCCGCTTTTCTCACTTAAATACAAAGCTAAAGAACCTACTTCAATTTCTGAATCAATTACACTCTGAAAAGAACCACTAGTTTTAATATCATTTAACATAGCTTTATAATAATACATTGATTGATTCTTACCATTTCTTCTAGAAAGATAATCATTTCGGATCCTTTCTAAATCCTTGTAAACAGAATGCAAGTAATCTAGAACATGTTGTTTTTCACTTTCAGAAAAAGCAAGCTTGCCAGATTCAATTTTAGAAATTAAACTAGGTAATCTTGATTCTAGTAATTTTTTACTATAATCTAAAAAACTTTTAGGTGACTTTACAAACTCAGAACGCATAGTTTTTGTAAATTGTAAGTAACTAGAAATATCTATCTCATCTCCTTGTACTGTGGTAGTTTTAAAAGTTGAATAGTTTTGAAAAAATTGCCATAAATCAATACTAAATTTATTTGCGCAGTATGTAAGGTACTCCTTAGCATATTCAGGAAAAAAAGCTCGCACCCTAGCAATAAAAATATCTATAGCATTCTTTGCAGCTGTACCATCTCCTAAAGAAGGGGAAAATGGCACGACTTCTGCAATGCTTGGATCATGGGTAATTGCTTCCTTTATCATAGAAGTAGGCATATAAATACTCCTAAAATTTAAACTAAGATAATTTCGTATATTCTTGTACTAAAGGGGTTTGCAAAAATAATATCACATCTACACTATTATCAGTTTTGTTGTATATAACTTTCTGTGCGTAATGAACTTTATAATCAGGATATTTTTCTGTAAATACTTTTGCAGCAGCTTTTTCAAATGGAGAAACATCAATGATTGTAGGTTTACCTACACCTCTTGAAGTTGTGCGAATGAATTTATATAAATCATTTGCAGCAACATATTCTTCATCTAGCTGTACAATACCGATTTTTGAATTGAGCAATTTTGCTTTTGAAGTCATAGATTTCTCCTGTAAGTACAGAGTATTCTTACTACAGAATAAAAAATAGAAGTAAACAATTGAAATTTAAGTATATAAGAACATTTGTAGTATTTTTTAGAAGAAACACACTAGATGAATTTTCTAAGAAGATTCTTAGATTAGAGAAGTCAATCACGAACTTGTGAGTGATTGTTAACAATAATTAATAAATAATTAATTATATATTATATTTATGTAATAAATATAATATATAATAATAATATATATTGTGCGGTAATCAAATACCGCACGTAGTGTATAAAAATACATACCTTAGCGGAATCAAATACCGCACATAAAATTGCTATATTGTATTTTAGAATAAACACTGATAATTAGTAATAATTACTGATAATTCACTTTGTAGTACCAAATTCCTTGTGATGTAATCAAATACCGCACGTAAATAAAAGCACTCTTTGTTTGCTTGAGTGTATTAGATTTTACATAGATTTTTGAAAATTTTGAAGTACTTTTTTGTATTCTTGATATATAAATATCGTACACAAGTACGATATTTTGGATATAGCGCTTATGAAAACTATTCAATCAGCTTTTAAATCATTTTGTATAGAAAAATTTGGTACTGAACAAGGACTGAAAGTATATAAGTTTTATACAAAACTGTTTTTCCCATCCGGAAAAGATTTTTTTGCTAACAAGAAAACAGTAACGTTAACAGAAAAAAGAATTAAAAATATTACCTATCTTCTAGATAAATATGGAGTAGATGCTTTTCTAGAAGGTATTGAACGTCATAACATAGCTAATGTATCTGGGGTACTTCCTACATTAAGTGTTGCTTATTTTATGAAAATTGTAGAAAATGTTGCTAAAGAAAAGACAATTCCCGAAGCTACTAAGAAAAAAGTAGTAAGTCAAAATTCATTAGATACTATACAGATAGATGTATGTATACCTGTAGTTTATAAAAGAGTTAGAAATGATTACCAAGATGACTTTTATAACTATAGTTATTTATGTAACTGTAAGCAAGAACTATCCCCTTGGGATACTGAATGTCCTAAATGCAAATTAAAATTAGATTGGAGTAAGGTGATATTATGGTTTTAATATTTGGAGATACTCATATTGGATACAAGTTTTACAATGATTCGTTCGATTCAAATACTAATATGTTCCCTTCTGAGTTAGATTGTTATAATGTGTTAGATGAAGTTTACCACCGTGCAAGTAAAGATGATATAGAATTAGTAATACATACAGGTGATGTCTTTCACACACCAACTCCTACTACTAAAAATATCAGTAAAGTGATTGAATGGCTGAAGAAGATGTCAGCACTAAACAAACCTGTATACATTATCACAGGTAATCATGATGTTTCACTTTACAGTAATAGCCTTGTGTATATTCATAACTTAGAATTACCAAATATTTATTTGCTAGATTCTCAGAAATACCTTAAATATACAATCAAATATCATGATTGGAGTATTGTATTTGTACCTTATGTGATTGATACTTCTACTTTAGACAAAGATTTATTATGTAGAACTTCTGTGCAAGAAATTCTTGCTAATCCTGTTTCTGAAAAGCAAATTATAGTTACACACATACAAGAAAGCTCATGTGTGAGGGGTAGTGAAGGTACACTTATTTCTCATTCCGTACCTGTACTTGAAGTAGATACGACACCTGATTATTCTACTTCAATTATTCTAAGTGGACATATTCACTACGGACAAGTATATCAAAAGAAAAACGCAATTGTTATGTATCCAGGTAGTGCTATAAGTATGGATTTCAGTGACATTAATCAAATTAAATCATATTTGCTGCTGTCTCCTGATGGGTCATATACTATTGAATCTTTTAATACAATTAGAAAATTTAAATCAATTGTTGTTCCTGATAATGTTGATAATATTGTAGAATATCTTGCGAAAATTCGATTGATTCCTAATTCGGTTTATTTTATTTTAATTCCTTCAACACAAGTAGCAGATAGAAAAGCAATTAAAGAATTGTTAGAATCTAGAAAAGTATTTTTAGGGGATATACGATTTGTAAACTCAGTAGATAAATTTTCTGAATCTTTAATTTCAGAAACTTCTATTTCTGAGTCTTTAAACTACACAGAAATTTTAGAAGAATATATCAATGGTTTAGATGTGCAAAAGTTTAGTTTAAGTAATAATGATAAAAATTCTCTTCTTTCATTAGGTTTAGATTATCTTAATCAATGTATGAAATAATATAGGGGTTACTACAATGAGTATTCAAAATATTCTATCCATAGAACTTTCAAACTTTGGTTCCTATAGAAATACTACGAAAGTTGAATTTCCTTTAGGACTTACAGCGATAATTGGAAAACATGATTTAGATTCTTCAAGAAGTAATGGTGTAGGTAAATCAACACTTGTAAATTCAATTTTATATGCATTATATGGGGAGGGTGAGTTTAATACTTTAGATGAAATTACAAATGTTTATGGAAAAAATGATCCAATGTATGTAGAAATAAAATTCGTAGATAGCAGAGGTAATATAATAACAGTAACTAGGGGTAGAGAAAAAAAGCAATCTTATTTGAAATTATATCAGAATGATGTTAGCATTAGTGAAAAGTCTATAACAAATACGCAAGATATACTTAATGCTTTATTACATATGGATTATGCAATGTTTACTTCTTCTGTTTTCTTTGAACAAGGAAAACTTGACAAGTTTATCAATGTTGAACCTAGTATACGTAGGCAATACATAGACAAGATATTAAATCTTGATGTATGGAGAAATTCATTTAAACTTAGTAATAGTAAGATTAAATCGCTACAATATGAAAGAAAAAGTAAGGATGAAATCATATCATCTTATATTAATCAGAAAACCGAACTAGAAAAAGAGTTAACACAATACCAAAACATTGAATCAGAGATATCAACAGTACAAAAAAATATTGAAGAATTAGAAGGAAAGATAAAAGAAGCAGAAAGTATAAAAACACTTATTGCAAAGCTGAAAGATTACAAAACACAGTTAGCTTCTATAGAAGAATCGATTAAGAAAAACTCACACACACTTCAATCTTTGAATACTCAATTAGAAGAAGAAAAACTTAGTATTGAAAAACTAGATAACCAAGAAGCAACATTAAAAGAACAAATTTCTGAAATCAATAATGAAATCGATAAAATCGAATTTGACAAAGAAAGCGATACACTTCGTAGTTTGATAACTACGTTAGATAAAGAATGTAAAGAATATAACTCTAAACTAGTTGATATACAATCTAGTATAAAAAATCTAGAAAAACAAAAACTTAATATAAGTGCAGGGAAGTGCCCAGTATGTGCACAGGATGTATCGGATTCTTATCTTACTACATACAATTCTAGTATTGAAAATGATATTAAACTACAACAAGCTTCATACAATGAAATGTTACAAAACTATAATGAAAAAGTAAAAAGTAAACAAGATGCAGAAAAGCAGTTAATAGCATTACAGCAACTCATACAAGACCTTAAATCAAAGAAACAAGTAGTAGAAACTCAAATCAAAAATACGCAATCATTGAAAGAAAAATCATTAAATAACATTAATTTTATTGAAAATCAAATCAAGTCTGTTGAAAGTAACGGACTATCTTTGATGGAAAATCAGATTAATTTACAATCTGTTATTTTAGAAACTGAAAAAGCTATACTAGAACAATCCATATCAGAAGAAGAATTACAAGATTTTTATCAAAGGCTTTCAAGATTAAAAGTTACATTTAATGAATTACAACAAAAACTTGGCAGAAAATTAAGCATTGAACAATTACTTGAACAGATTGATGATTCTATTAACAAAGAAAAAAGTGCAATAGGTGATTTAGTGTATTATATTAACATTAATCAAGCACTTTCTACAATATTTCAAAAAATTCCTTCTGATTTATTTAATTCATCTATTTCATTGATTACACAAATAAGCAATGATTTAATTTCAAAAATACTACCTGAAATTCAAGTAAATATCTATGAGGAAGAAGCTAATAATAAATTGTTCATAGATTTCTTAGTTGATAATCAACCTAGAAGTTATAAACGATTATCAGGTGGGCAGAAAACAGTTGTAGATTTAGGTTTACGCTTAGGTTTTTCTCAAGTTATTATGACTAGGTCTGCTTGTACTACAGGTTTAGTAGTATTAGATGAACCCTTTGGTGCATTAGATTCTAGAAATAGACAACTGGTGGATAGTATGCTCATGGAGCTTTCTAGAATATTTAAGCAAATTATTGTTATTTCTCATGTTGGTGATGTAGACTTATATCCAAACATTATTACAGTTCGAATGAACTCACAGAATATTAGTTATATTGAATAGGAGGAGTTATATGCTATCAAGAAAACTTTATGAAAGATTTGTTAAAGATACAGGTTTAGATGATGATATTTATAAACAAGTGTTTTTAAAGTTTGATTTCTCTTTAGAATCGCTGCTATTAGAGTTAACAAATGTATCAATTAAACTGGGTAACGCATTCGAGAAAGAATTAACACTTGATTTGATTGATCGATTAGATTGTGATACATTTGATCTAGTATATAATGTATTTACAGGTTATCTTATATACCCACACTCAAGTGTAATAAATCTTACTTTTCAAGATGATAGAAACATTGAAATGGTTTCTGTGACTAATGGTAACATTGTGTTTACGGATAAAGTAAAGTTGTTAAAAGATTCTGGATTATATAAGTTACTATTTCCTAAAACAGAAATTACTAATTTATTAACAGATTTTTATGAATACTTTAGTATGTTTAATACATATTTACTTCCCACAACAAAAACACTTCCTACTCCAATTGAAGTGTTATTCAAATCAAGTGAGACTCATACTCCCCCATCTGAGCAATATTCGCTTACAACTAAGATACAACAGAAAACTTCATTAATTTCTGGATTAAAAGAAGAGTTGAATGTACTAATGCTAGAAGCTTCTAGCTTAGATAAAGAAAGATCACTATGTATGATGGAGAAGACACAACTAGAATCTGCTCCAGAAAGACGTCAAAAGTATCTACAAGAGAGAGATTTACTAACAATACAACTACAGGGTTTGAATGAGTCTGAGAAACACTATTTACAAAATATCCAAATGCTTGAAAGTGCTATAAATGATATTGATAAGATATTTGTTTCATTACAAAATCCAGATATTAGGAAGCAATATAATACTAATTCACAAGAGCTTGAATCTTTGAAAATGAAAAAAATAGAAGCTGAAAATAGTGTGAAAACATTAAAACAGTCATTAGCTTCTATCCAATCGCAAAAACATTCTATGATAGAAGATATGAAAAGGCTAGATTCAGAGATACGAAAAATTGAATCTCTTGATATGTCATCTATCAAACAAATAACTGAAAAGTATCAAACTCTCACTGAGGAGTTTAGCTCTTTACAAAACAAAATATTTGCTATTCAGAAACAAATAGAGTTAGAAGAACAGGAATTAGCATCCTTAACAAAATCATCAGAACAACTTTTCTACCAACCATTTCTTGATTCTAAAAAGCAGGATATATTGGAATTACTTTCTACAAGTAATAAACCAAAGTCAATAACAGTAGTAGAAAACTACATAAAGTATTTATTTAGTTATGAAATTGAAAACAAGGTAAAAGAATTTCTAAATCAACATTATAAGAGTCATATAAATTTAGAACTTTCAGCTTTGTATTTTATTCTAAGAGACTATTGCGGTGTAGTTCCAAAGTATATTATCTCTCCTTTGTATCTTATATTACCAGAAGGGTGCAAACTTATTAAAGTAGAGCTGGAGTAGTATATGCGTATCCTCTTAGAAAAACTTTTTAAAAAGAAAGTTAAAGAAAATACAAAGTTTATCAAAGCAGTTTCAAAAATACTCACACTACAGAAAGAGCTTGATGAGTTAAAAGAAGAGTTGCAAGATGCTGAAGCTAAATTTTTTCTTGAATACCAAGAAGAATTTTTTATATCATTGAAAGATTTTTTAGAGCTGCTAAATTCAAAAACACTAGATAACTTATCTATTGCGGAGTTGTTGTTATTATTTAAACATATCTCAGAAATCAAACCAGACAATTTCTCTTCAGTAGAAATTTATGCATTTCCTGAAAAAGATCATATTATACTATGTGAAGACCCTACAAATTGCGATATCCATAAAAATAGCAAAGGTAGGCTTGTAAATGTTTCAACAATTAAATCAAAGAAAGTATAGATATGAAAAACTCAGATAACAAAGACGAAATCATACTTGTCTCTTCAGATTTGGATACTAACACTGATGATCAAGAGGAAAGATTTGATATGTTAGTACCCTCACAGAATAATGTAATTGAGCCTGAATCTAAAGTATTTACACCTGAAGTGTTAGAAAGTTTATCAAGGCATGGTAAGTACATAAGAAAGTCATTGCTATGTCCTGTATGCTCACGAAAAGATCATATTGAAATTAATTTAATGAGGGCTAGGGATCATATTTCTTTAGCAGAAATTTCTAGAATTACTGGAATTACTGAAGCATTACTAGAAAAACATTTTGAAAAACATTATTTAATTTCCCCCCAAAATCAAAAGCTTATTTCTCTAAAAGAAGATACAAGTGCAGAAGCTAAAGAAATTGTTTCAAAATTATTAAGTGGAGAGTTAGATATTTATGGGAGTATCACAGCTGTATTGAAAGGTAAAGCACAAAGATTAAATGAAATTTACAGTATCCTTAATGAATATAATGCTAGAAGGGATATTGATGCTATTTCCGATTTAGAAATACAAGAATGGGTTGCACTTAATAAATTAGCATCTGAAATTGAAGATTCTATTTTAAAAACTGCTCATATTGTTGACAAAAAATTCACTAATCTGAAAAATCTTGAAAAATCTGCTGTGCAAGAGTATGAATTAGGAATCTTATCTAAGATGGTAGATTCTATTCAACTTGTATTGAAAGAAATTGAAAAAGAAGGTGAGTTAGAGAAACAAGTTATACAAAAGATAAGAAGACGCTTGGCTGATTATTTTAATGCCATGGAAGACAGAATATTGAAATCTTCAGTTATTCTATCTGAAGATAACAAGAATAAATGAATTGCTATAAAATGAACTAGAAAAATATAAATGAAAAGGAGTGTGTGTATGGTTGATTCACTTACAAGCGTGACTGTGAAAATACAGTTAACAGATCCAGAAGCATCTATTCCTTCTAGGTCAACATCTGGATCAGCTGGTTATGATGTATGTATCATAGAAGATGTAATCATGGAACCTTTTACTATTTATAAAATCCGTACAGGATTAAAAATGGAGATACCTGAAGGGTATTTTCTAGATATTAGACCCAGGTCAGGTCTTTCTATGAAAGGCTTTTGTTTAGTTAATTCACCTGGAACAATTGATAGTGATTATCGAGGTGAAATACATATATTAGCAAGATTTATTCCAATAGGAATTGATGATACTTGTCTAGAATTAAAGAAAGGTAGTAGAGTTGCTCAAGCTATCTTATTCCCCGCAGTAACAATCAATTTTACAGTTTCTGATTCACTCTCTAACTCAGATAGGGGTGAAAACGGTTTCGGGCATACTGGTATTTAATTACAATACTTTATTTAAATAAAAGGTGCTATGTATGCATACACAAACGCATATAAAAACTGTTTTTTCAACTAATCATATTCATGTTATAGAACAAAAATTGAAATGTATATCCGATTTACATATCTGTTGTCCAAAAAATAAAAACCATGAAGTTTCAGTTAACTTAGCTGGACAATATGTGTGTACGGTATGTAAACAAGTTATAGGAGGGCACAATGAGTAATAAAGAATTACAACAACCATTTTTACAACAGATTTCTTATAATGTTTGGTATGAAACATACAAGTGGGAAACTGATAATACTTTTAGTGATACATGTTTTAGAGTAGCTAATTATATTGCGTCAGAAACAGAGAGATCTAGCAATCAGACGTTTTTCCAAGAAAAATACTTTAATCTTTTATCTTCATTAAAGTTTATACCTGGTGGTAGAATTTTAGCAAATGCGGGTACTAACCTTCCCGGTGTTACCTTTGTAAACTGTTTTGTAGATGGATTATATGGAAAAGATCCGGATAGTATTAAAGGTATTTATGAAAGTTTGAAGCGCCAAGCACTTATTCTTAAATCTGAAGGTGGGTATGGTTTTAATATAGATGTTATACGACCAAAAGGCAGCTACATAAAAGGTATTGGTGTAGAAAGTCCTGGAGCTGTTAAAATTTTGGAATTATGGGATACTTCTTCTAATGTTATTACTTCAGGAGTACTTAAAAAACAAAATCAAAACAAAGGTAAAAATAAAGTTAGAAAAGGTGCACAACTAGCATGTATGAGTGTGTGGCATCCAGATATCATAGAATTCATAACTGCAAAACAAACACCAGGGAGGCTCACCAAGTTTAACTTATCTGTTCTAGTAACAGATGAATTTATGGATGCTGTTGTTAATCACAAACCTTGGAAGTTGATTTTTCCTGATACTACACACAAAATGTATAGTAAGTGTTGGAATGGTCGAATTGAAGATTGGATTAGTAAAGGTTACCCTGTTAACATTTGGAAGGAGTTTAAGGATGCAAATGAAATATGGGAAATTATTATGCAATCTACATACAACAGAAACGAACCTGGTGTGATTTTTGTAGATAGATATAATTCACTTAACAATTTATATTATACAGGTGAATACATCTCATCTACTAACCCATGTGGTGAGCAGGGTTTACCAATCGGAGGTGCATGTTGCTTAGGTCATATAAACTTAACTCAGTACATCAATTCAGACAAAACTGATTTTGATTATGCTGCTTTAGAAAGGGATATACCTTACATGGTTAGATTTTTAGATTCAGTTGTATCTACAACACATTTTCCTTTACCAATACATTATGAAGAAGCTAAAAACAAAAGAAGGATTGGATTGGGGTACACAGGTTATGGATCAGCACTTGTTATATTAAAGATTCCATATGGAAGTAAAAAGTGTTTAGAATTAACTGAAAAACTTTGTAAGTTTGTAACAAATACAGCATATAAAGCGTCTGCTTTACTAAGTAAAGAAAAAGGAAGTTTTCCTTTATTTGATTGTGAAAAATATTTGAAATCTAAATTTGTTAATAATGCATTAACTGAAGAAACAATTGAACATATAAAACAACATGGTTTACGAAATTCACATATAACAACAGTTGCTCCAACTGGTAATACTGGTATTTTAGCAAATAATATTTCAGGAGGATTAGAGCCAGTTATTGATTTTTCATATGTTAGAAATGTTATAGTAGGCACAGCTCCTGATGATTTAGTATTACCTGAAGTAATCGATTGGGAACATCAGAAATATAGTGTAAGTAACGGATGGAAATGGGAATTACAAGGTTCAGAATTTGTATTAACTAAGAAACATACAGATGGGTATGTGTACAAAATAACTCAGCATTCTGGATTACAGAGGGAAGAAACGGTATATGATTATAGTGTTTTAGTGATGAAAGATGAATTTAATATGGATGCACCTTATGTGAAACCTATTTCTAAGTTAACTGTAGATGACCATATCAATGTTATGTCCATTTTTGCTAAGTATGTAGATAGCTCTATAAGTAAAACTGTTAACATTCCCAACAATTATTCTTATGAAGATTTCAAACAAGTGTACCTTAATGCATACAATACGGGCTACATCAAAGGTTTAACTACATTTAGATTTGGTACAATGACAGGTGTTATACAGACAAAAGATAGTAAGCCTAATTCACAGTGCTTATGTACTAACGAAACTACTAGGCCAAAAGCACTCCCTTGCCATGTGCATAAGATAATGTTAAAAGGAGAGAAATGGGTTGTATTTGTAGGCTTACACGAAGGTAAGCCCTATGAAGTCTTTGCAGGAAAAATTGATTTAGTAGATATTCCTTCTAAAATTAAAGAAGGTATGATTGTAAAAGTAAGTAAAGGGAAATATTCTTTTGAATATGATGGAGAAGTTGTTGTTAAAGATATTTCTGCTATTTTTGATTGCGCAGCTTATGAAAGTATTACTAGATTAATTTCTACATCACTAAGATTCAATGTTCCTATTTCTTTCATTATTGACCAGTTAAGTAAAGCAAAAGGGGACATTACAGATTTTTCTAAATCTATCTTAAGGGCATTGAAGACTTATGTAGTTGATGGAGCAGAATCCAGCTTAACTTGTCCATCTTGTGGCTCAGCTTTAGTATATTCTGAAGGGTGTTTAACATGCAAAAACTGCGGGTTGTCTAAGTGTTCTTAACTACTTTTTTGTTTTTTTATGTATATTATTTTAGTAGATAAGATGATATGAATGTAGGTATTTTAAATCATGAAGGTATTTATATGGCAGCTACTAAGCAATCTACAAGCCAGGAAGTATCTACTAAAATTAAAGAATTTATTTTGAAGTATGGAAAAGTTGTTATTACTAATACAAAAGATATTGTAACTTATGTATTAGAAATGAAAAACACTGGTAAACTTTTATCAACAGTAGTTTTGTTCTGGTCTATGTGGTTTATGTACCAATTTGCTGTAAAAAATGCTTGGTCACTAGAATGTTTAAAGTTATTAAAAGATGGTATTGTTAACATTGTACAAACTGTTACTATTCTTATTGGTGCAAGTTTAGGTATCAATAAAGCGTTGCAGAATCTCAAATGAAAGAATTTTTCATACAACTTCTAGAAAAAGTAGCAACAATTATAGTTTATTACTTTGTAACTATATTGTTGCTACTTTCTACTTTACAAGTTCTTATATGGATGAAACCATTAATTTTGTCTCTTACAAACTTATCTATACAATCGACTGCGATTACAAATACATCAAAACCTTCATTGAACACTACTAATTCTCAAATCCAAAAGATAGATTTAGCTTTAGATATATTAACAAAGAAGGCAGAAAGTAAATGAGAAATCTAACTATAGTAATGTTTATATTTCTTATAACCACCTTCTGTTTCGCAGATGTTACATTAACTGATGAAGAATATAAATTTATTAAAGAAACATTAGTGCAAGATAAACAGATAATACAATTATACTCTACAAGATATACTAAACTACGAAAGGAAACCCCAATAATTAGTTACAAAATAAATGATAACAAAACTGTTACACAAACAATTACAATTCCAGTATATAAAGATAATCCGTTAGAGTATAAAGTAGAATTTACAATTACGGATGCACCACTTCCTGTAGAATCATATGTACCTTTAAAATTAATGCTGTGCCCTACTGTAGAGTATAGTGCAGTATCTGGTATGTGTTTAGATGTTAAAGGGGGTATTAAAGTATTCAGTTTACAATCTTTTTACTATACAAGTTTGAAACCTATAGGATTAAATATATTAGTAGGTGGAAGATCTGCAGGTATTTCTCTTTCTTACACACTCTTGCAATTATTGCCTAATACATCCATTCATACTTATATAGGATTAAATTATCAAACTTCTCAAAAAGTTTTTGGGTTAGGTATATCTCTTTATTTTTGAGAAGAAATTTTATACTTTCCTGATATTATATATAACAATATGATTTAAAAGTTAATACAAGGTGGTTGTAACATGAATAGAAAATTAGAAGTCATTGAATCTATACAGTTAGATTTAGAAAAACAAAATAGAAGTTTAAAGCCACCAAAATGGTTTCAAATACATAAATATATTTCTAACTACTTTCAAAAGAAAAAGAATATAAAAAACGCACTAGCATTTGCTTATTCAAAAGGATATCTTGCTGGTAAGGAAGAGATGTTTTTAAGCTTGAAAGCTATTGAAGAGAAAACACATATAGTTATAAATCTATCAACTGAGAATGAAAAGCTACTCCAGCAAAATTATCAAAACAGTTTAGATGAGCTTGATAAAAGCTGGAGAAAGAGATGTGATATTTGCAGAAAAGCAGTTGAGGTTGAAAAGATTAGAGCTATAAAGTTACAGCAAGATTTGCAAAATTCACTTTATTCCTTTAATCTCATTTACACAAAATTAATTAAGTTTTTATCAAGTTTAGATATTACACATGATACTTTATTAAAACATTTAGGAAGAGTGCAGAATTCTAAAAGCCATTTAGAATCAATTAAAGATGAAGTAGATAGATTTACACTTAAACATACTGAATTTTTGGAGAAATAAGATGAGTACTAAAACAGCTGAAGATTTCATTAATATAATCAATAAAACATCACAAACAACATTATCACTTGATACATTAGACCAAGTTGTTTCAGAACTTGATAGTATTATATTAGCTTATAATATTGAGGAGTTTAAAGAAAATTTAGATACTATACAGCAATCTATACTATATTGTTTAGAGAAAAATGGTATTGTAGACCAGAGGGCAGTAGTGTTACATATGTTATTATTTATGTTTGTACGTGCTAATGCATATACTAAAAATGTGTTTGAATCTTACTTTAATACTATTAGTAAAGACCTTCTGGATCAAGCAACAGAATTAGTAACACAATCTAATCAGGAAGTATCATATGAAAATATCAGTGGGATGTTTTTCAGTTTAATATGGTCTAAATCAATTTCAGTATTACCTTTTATTCTTGTTTTAGATTCTTTAAGTATGGTAGGTAATTCAGGAAAAGTAGTTGTTTCTATCTTTCTGATATCTTTATTAACTAGATACCTTGATGTGACTCATGTAGCACCAATTATATCTGATCTTTTTTCTTCTATAGAAGAAAATAGTATAAACATTTCTGAAATGCTTTTACTTTTTAAAATGCTGTTAGTTATACAAGCTCGTGAGCATACTATGTTAGTAGAAGAACTGCAAGATAGTGATATAGAAAATACTACAGAACCAATAATTAACTAAGGTGTAATATTATGCTTCATGTATTAAGTAGACCTGCAACACTAGATGAATTTTATGGAAACTATTCGACAGTAAATCTCCTCAAGAAAATTATTGCTGATCCAAATAAGCCGCATGTACTTCTATTTACAGGGCCTTCTGGTTGTGGGAAGACTACACTTGCAACAATTGTTGCACAATCACTTGGAGCCACTCCTAATGATATTATTGAAATCGATGCTTCTACAGATAGGGGTATTGAAACTTCTAGACAAATTATTGAACATGCTTCTAGTGTACCATATTTTTCTTCAGTTAAAGTTTTTATTATTGATGAGTGTCATAAAACTACATCAACATTTCAAAATTCAATGTTAAAAACATTAGAAAATCCACCAACACATGCATATTTTTTATTATGCACAACTGAACCTGATAAACTAATTCCTACACTTAGGAGACGATGTGCAACATTCTCAGTTAAAAAACTGCGCGATACTGAAGTGTATGATGTATTAAAACGAACTGTACAAAAGTTTAATATATCACTAGTAGACAAATCAATACTTGATTTAATTGTTTCTGAGTGCGGGGGTTCACCCGGTTTAGCATTAATGCTATTAAACACAATACAGCATGCATCTTCATTTGAGGAAGCTTCTACTTTTATACGATCTAGTAATATAACTACAACAGATGAATTTAAACAGCTTGTAACTGCATTACTAGAAAATAAGCCTTGGGGTGAAGTTTCTAAAATACTTGAAAATTTAGAAGTTGATGATTATGAACAGTTTCGAAAAGGTGTATTATCATACTGTGCAAAAGTGTTACTAAGCTCACAAAATGCACAAGCTGCAAAAATACTTGAAATATTTAAAACACCTTTTTATGATGGAAAACCAAACTTAGTATTAGCTTGTTTTAATGTTGTGAAACGACCTGTTCGGAGTACTGTGTTGTAATATGAAAAAGCGTGTTGAAATGTATTATTATCCTGCTGTTACATCAGATGGTAAGTTTTATATATTTCGACATTGGGATGATATCAAAAAAGTACGTAAAAAGTTAAACATTATTGATTTTGTTTGTTGTGGCACAAAACAAAGTGCTAATGATTGGATTCAATATTATACTACTGTGCTTAGTTCTTATACAGATGAAATATATCCAGTATGCTATACACTCTTCAGAACACTTTCTGTGTTGAATATTACAATCTATGGTTATATTATCACATTTAAATCCCGAAGATTAGATGAATCTTTATACATAGAAAAGCACACTTCTATATGCTATCCTGCTGAAGGATACATCAAAATGATGCATAAGATTATTAATACATTACAAAATAAGGATTTTCATAAGTTTATTTGTATTATCAAAAATCGAAAAATAATGAGTGATTTAACAGGGTGGTCTAGGTTGATTGATAATCCTTACGCTTACAGAAAACTGGTAAGAAATTTTTGGAAATTTAATAAAATGGTAGATTTCAGGCTAGCTTCTGTAGCTAAAGATGATATTATTTTTGTTGAATTAAATCAAAAGTTAGAATCTTTATATAAGGAGGTTAAGCATGAATATGGGTATGATTAGCAGATCTTTTAAAAAGATTCATAGTATTGTATATTCACAACAATTTTGGAAAATTGTAAGTTCTATATTTGGTCTAATAGTATTAATAAGTGGAATTATATGTTCATTAGTTACAATTGATTTTACAACTATTACCCCAGTTACTAAGTTTGGCGTATATTTCTTCTTATTTGGTTTAGGTTTCTTATATGGAATGCTTTGTTTGAGAGGGTGGGGTAATGAAAAATAAATCTATTCATGAAATTGATTACACTACTGACGAAGGTAGGAGGTACCTTAAACAATATTATAACATTGTTGTTAAAAATGGGTTATACTATAGAAAATGTACTTCTTGTGGAGAGGTTAAAGAACTTGAGAGTAATTTTAGGAAACATGATAATAATGGAGAAGGTTACTCGGAGTACTGTAATCCTTGCCGTAGAGAGCATCAGTTAAGAAAATTTCTAGATAACTTATGTTCTGATGATGAGAGGATTACAATAACCACTGTTACACAAGAAGGTACAGATTCTACTAAAAATAAAACTGTGTATAATGAAAGAAGTAAGAAAGGGTTATCTAATTGCGAAAATTCCCCTTTATGGTTTCTTGCTTTCATAGGACTTCGTGGATTACTTGATCAAGGTATGGATTCTTCTGAAGTATATTCACTATTATGTAAACTAGGTTTAGAAATTTCAACTGCAAATTATAAGCAATTTACAGAAATAATTGAATCAGAAGAGCTATTTTTTAGAAATGTTAGGTATTGTTTTTCTGTTCAATATATTGATGTAAAAGGCCACCGTCTGTTAAAAATACCAAATCATGTGTAAAGAGGAACCTATGAAAATATTTAAAGTGCTTTTTATTATATTTCTTTTTATAGCTACTTCTTGTACAACATTAGGATTACAACCTGCAACAATAACTTGTAGGGAGGGCTTAATTGTTTTCTCTAATGAAGAGTATTTTTATTTTAAGTGTAGTAAAGTAATAGTTAATGAGAATAGTGTAATAATTACTACTCCACACTACACTGCTACATTTTCTTGGGATAAGATTAGAACAATTCATATTTATAATTCATGTAACCAAGATACATATAAAGAGCATTTGAAAAGAATTAAAGAATTATTAGACCAACAAAACTCAACTACTACTACAAAATAAATTAGTTGAAAGTACTAAAACACTGATATATTATTTTCTAAGCACATAGTACATTTTAGTACATAGTGTAAATTTTAAAACAAGGAGGATTCACATGTCAAATTTCGAAACCGATTTCGAAAAGATGAAAAGGGATCGTGCTGAAAATGATTTCAATTTTCAGAAATCTGACTTTCCTGTTGAAAAGTCAATTAAGAAAGAAGAACCTAACATTATTAGGATTTTTTCTACTCAGTATGTTAAGTACTTGCGATGCTGGGCGCTTTCTGACCCTGACTCAAAAGGGGAAAGAAAAAATATACCAGTTATCACTTATAATGAAGTAGAAGGAACTAGTTTGTTTGGACAGATGTTAGGTGATGAAAAGAACTTCTTTAAAGATGGTATTATGGAAACAGTTAAACAAGGTAATGCAGCTGTACCTAAATACCAGAGTATTGATCCAGATTTAATTAACTTACTTTTCTACAAAAATGATTTTTCAGGCAGAACAGGTTCTTGGAAACCACGACGTGAGTATATTTTCAACATTATTGATAGAGATCCTGAAATTATAGAAGGTAAGAAAGTTTTATGGTGTGTTGAAAACAAGAAAACTAAACTTTTAAGATTTATACCAATGGCTTTTGATAACCTTGTAGCTTGTATGGAAAATGAAGGACCAGATGTTCATAACTATGATATCAATTATACAATTCGAGTTGTGAATAATAGGGTAAATCATTACATACAGAAAGCTGGCCCAATGCTACCAAATGTTGTAGCAGGACCTCTTACTGAAGAAGAACTACAGTACCAAACTTGGGATTTATTAGATGCAGTGAGATTAAGCTCAGCTACTTTTTGTTTAAAATGGTTTAGACAGACTATACAAAGAATCAGTGAAGTTATGCAAATTGATTGGATTAGTAGATTTGAAGAACAAGCAAAACTAGAACAAGAAGAGCGAAATGCTAATTCTGATGATAATGTTATAGTTGTGATACCACCTCACCAATCTAATGCTGCTACTTCACCTGTGACAAATTCTGGTTCAGCATCAATACCGAATCCTAGATTTATGAATGCACCTAATACTGTGAACACTTTTACACCTGAACCTAAACCTGCGCCACAACCACCAGTAACACCACAAACGAACGTAAATACATCGCAGACAATACCAAAACCTCAGCCATCACAGGCAATACCAAAATCACAGCCAGTTACACAGCAGACAACAGCACAATCACATGTTCCACCAGTTCGCAATGTAGCTATTAGAAGTGCAGCCTCGCCTGAAACAATTTCTTGTGGACACTGCCACAAACCAGTATCTCCAGCAGACGAATTCTGTCCACACTGCAGAAATCAGTTACTTGCACCTTGTGAAAAGTGTGGTAAACTTTTTTCTGTATTTGATTCTGTCTGCCCGCACTGTGGTGCACAATACTTACTTGCGTGAAGGATTAAGTTATGTTTTTAGGTTGTGATTTATCTCTAACAAGTTCAGGATTAGTAGTGATAGATGATAATTACAACATTGTTAAATCTGCATTGCTCTCTACTCCTTTTACAGGAGTAGAGAGACTTGCATATCTTAGAGATAGGTTGAAAGAATTCCTCTTAGAATACCAAATCAAACAAGCTTCTATAGAAGGTGGTGCATATCACGAAATAGGTCGAATATATCAAATAGGGCAATGGGCTGGAATAGTTCACCTGTTTTTATTTGATAATAGTATAAACTTCATAGAAGTAGCACCTTTACAAGTTAAAAAGTATGTTTCAGGAAAAGGTAATAAAACTACAAAACAGCTTGTTATTTTAGATGTATATAAAAACTTTAAAGAAGAGATTAGAGATGATAATCTTGCTGATGCTTATGTTTTATCTAGAATTGCTCATGATTATTTCTACTATCTAAACAATCAAAGTGTTGATTTAACAGAGTATAGAAAAGAGATTATACTTAAGTTATATAAATCATACAACAAGCATTCTTTATTATAAAAGGAGTAGTATATGGATGAAAAAAGATTAAGAGAAAAAATCAAAGAAGTTATTTCTGAAACATTTTATACTTGGATGAAAGGTTCTGTACCTGAAAATCAATTAATTTCACTTGTTGATTCTATTATTAAAATAATTAAGGAAGAAAAGGGCTAATAACACTTATGAGCTTAATTGATTACCAGCGTAAAACACTTTGTCCTGAAATCTGGGATTTAGAATCTCTAACACTGAAACAAGAAGTTGAGAATTTTATTATTCAAAGTGTTGAAGAGTTTTTTCACAAAGTTTTAGGAGTTGTTTCAGATTCAGTATTAAACACATTAGTGAAGGATATACTTATAGCATCCTCTTTAGCTTCATATTTCTACAATGAATACTCTGATTTAGATATTAAGATTGTATATTCCCCTGAATTACTTAGTTTGGAAACACCGGAGGTTCTAGAAAAATCAGATGTTTCTGGAATGCTAACCAAACTAGGTAGATTATATATTCTAAACAGAATAATACCTAATACAAATCACCAGCTTGATCCATTTTTCATATCTGAAGATGATGGCTCAAGTTTAAATTTATTGAAGTTTGATTCCTTATACTCTGTATTTAAGAAAACTTGGCTGAAAGCTCCAAAACACCTCTCTTACAAGGATATGCTTAAAATAATAGAAACAGCAAAAGAAAAAGCCCAACCTTTCTTAGATAAAGTACATGAGGATATAGAAGAGTTAAGAAGAGATTCTATTGACTTTATGATACTATATGATTATTTAAAAACACTTCCTACACATCAATTAATGAATTTACGCTCATACATCAATGACCAAATCGATAAAATTGAATCAGATTTACAGCAAATTGTCTCAGATCAGGAGATTTTAAAAGGATTAAGATCTCGAGCGTTCAGTAAAGAACAACTAGATACTGAGTTTGAGAAGCTTATGAATTCTTTCAACTACTCAGATGAAAATTTGATTTATAAATTTGTAACAAGATATGGGTATTTGAAAATACTAAGTACAATAAAGTATATTTTAGAAAAAAAAGGAAAACTAAATGAATAAGCTAACTACATATTCTGTTTCAAAAATTCAATTATACTTAGAGTGTCCTTATAAATATTATCTACAATATATTGCTAAAACATTACCAAGTAAACGAACATACCATTTGCAATTAGGTTTAGCATTTTCAGACATTGTTGAAGAAATTTATAGTAACTATGATGTTTATAAGAATTACTCAGAAGAGGATATACAACAACTATGCGACTTATATTGGGTTCCTAAGCAATATAAAAATGATTTTTTACAACAGAAAGAACCATCTTGGAAGTTCCTAGGCTATAATTCTTTAGAGCAAGAACTAGTAAATAAGAGAAATTTATATAACTGGGTGTTGCAGTATATAGCTACAT